CCACAAGGATTAAAAGATATATATAAGATAATATTTAATGATGGTTATTCTATTACAACAGATGGCTCACATTTATGGACTGTATCTTCATGTAATTCTGGTGAAAATTCTAAAACTAGGGAAAACAAATATAGAACACTTAGTACTGAACAAATGTTGGATGAAAATTTAACTTTAGAACTAAAAGGAACTGGTAGGAATGGAAAAAAACCTTACAAGTTTAAAACATACTATAAACAAAAAAACGGTAATTCTAAATGGCAAATTCCAATTGTCAAACCAATTGAATTTGAAAATAACGATATATTACCAATTGAACCATATTTATTAGGTTTAGGTTTAGGTGATGGTCATTTTAAAAATAAATTTATTAGATTTACATTACATAAAGATGATTTTGATGAAATGTTAGGTGGTTTTAATTTTAAAGAAACAAAAAATAGTCCTAATTGTAGAACTTGTTCTATTAATATTGGTTTATCATTATATGATTTAAAATTAGAACACACACGTTCACATACAAAATTTATTCCAGATATATACAAATATTCTAGTATAGAAAATAGACTTGCAATATTACAAGGTCTTATGGATACTGATGGTCATTGTATGAAATCAAAAAACGATAATTTTAGTGGTACTGAATATTGTACTGTATCTGAAAGATTAGCTGATGATGTCGCTGAAATTGTTCATTCATTGGGTGGTATTGTAAGAAAGAAAAGTAAAATTGGTAAATATAAAAAACTAGATGGTACTATTGTTGAATGTAGAAAAGCTTACAGATTAAATATTAAAATGCCAGAACAATTTAATCCGTTTAGATTAAAACGAAAAGCTGTTGAATACAACCCACCTAAAAAATATAAAATTGGTAGATATATAAAAAACATTGAACCATGTGGTCAAGCTGAGACTGTTTGTATTTCTGTTGATGCGGATGATAAACTATACACAACTGAACACGCAATTGTAACGCACAATACGACCCAATCAATAATTGCTGCCTTAGAAAGTGGTGCTGAAAGGATTCTTATAGTAGCACCATCATCAACAAAAATAAATTGGGAACGTGAAATCAATGTTTTTTGTGATGATACAGCAATAATCGATGGGAAGAAATTCAACAGTGCTAAGTTTACAATAATTAACTTTGATATTCTTAAAAATTTCCATACATTAACTGATGGAAAAAAGAAAAAAGAAGGTGAACCAGAAAAAGTATTGATTAGAGATTTAGCTAACCAAAAATTTGATTTGGCTATTATCGATGAAGCTCATTACCTTAAAAACCATGAAAGTATTCGTGGTAAGATTATGGTGGATTTATCCGTAAACTATAATATAAATAAAGTATGGCTACTGACTGGTACACCAGTTGCAAATAGACCAATGGATTTCTTTAATTTATTAAAGATAATTAAGTCTCCTATTGCGGAAAATTGGAAACACTTTGCTGTTAGGTATTGTGATGGTAGACAGTTCATGAGAACGCTTAAAAATGGGCAAAGAAAACAAATATGGTTGACTGATGGTGCTAGTAATCTAGAAGAACTAGCCGCAAAAACAAAAAACATAATTCTTAGACGTTTAAAAACTGATACATTGGATATGCCAGATAAAGTAGTTACACCAATGTATCATAAATTAGACCTTAATGGTTGGAAGATGTATGATTTATTGTGGGATGAGTATATGGCTAAAAGAAAAGCTGAAGGTAAAAAATCCATTGAATCACAAAAAGACCTAGTTGAACTTATATTGTTAAGAAAATTCATCGCTATGCAAGCTATTCCTTCAACAATAGAAATGGTTGAAAATGCAATAGAAATGGGTAGAAAAGTGATAGTATTTACATCGTTTACTGAAGAACTAGAAGTATTAGCTAACCACTTTGGTAAAGTATCTGTTAAACACAACGGACCAATGACAACCAAAGCCAAACAAAAATCAGTAGATGATTTTCAAAATAACCCAAAGGTTAAAGTGTTTGTTGGAAATATCAAAAGTGCTGGTGTTGGTATTACACTTACTGAAGCAACAGTTGTTATTTTCAACTCATTTGATTGGGTAACTGGAAATAATGAGCAAGCAGAAGACCGCAGCTTCCGCATTGGACAGAAAAATGATGTAAACGTTTATTATCAACTATTTATGGATACAATATCTGTAAGAATGTGGGAAACACTTAAAAACAAAAAAGATGTTATTGATACCATCATGGGTGATAATAAATTAACTGAAGAAGAAATAACCATCAATTTGATGGATGAAATAATGAATGAATTAAATGATTAAAATTTACTCCATAGAAGATTGTCCGTATTGCACGGAATTAAAAAATATCCTTACTGAAGAAGGTATAGAATTTATTGATGTTGATGTTAACTTAGAAGAAAATGAAGCTGAGTATAATCAAATACATGAAATAACAAAATCAGACCAAGTTCCAATTGTCAAAGTTGGTAAACAATTACTTATACCAAATATTAGTTTTGCAACAATTCGTGAGGCGGCAGATTTAACCAAACAATTTTTAGGTTAAATACTTAATACATATTTCTTATTACCACAGTCGTATATTCTATTTATACCTCTTTCTAACATAATCTGATGTTCTGTTTTAGATGGGTCAAAACCTTCTTTGATTAGAACATCTTTTCTGTATTTAAATCTATATTCTCTGTTGGTACCTATTATATACCAATAGTTAGGTTTAGAATCATGTATATGTGTAAACCCTAATTTCTCATACAACCCACCTTGACTCCATCTTCTATCAGCATAACTAATAATTTCTTTTGGATTATAAGTCTTTATAAAATGCTTAAGTAACTTATCGGCACCGCCAATAACCGTTGTATCTAACTTATTACAGAATCTAAATAACTCATATGAACCTTCTTTAGATATCCCACCCATTGATTTTCTAAGTGTTCCAAACGTCATCAATGACACTAGCTCATCATTATAATATAACCCTAGTTTGATACTTGAATTGACGTTGCCTTGAATATGATTGGTATCTAAGAATAGTTTAGAATCTTTAGGTGATACTTCTCGTATCTCTGTTTTTCTAGCATATATCTTGCTGGGTGTCAATCCTAGTATATTTGATAGTCTAGATTTAACTATCTCTTGTCTATATAACCATTCATCTTCAAATACATGAATTAATTGAATACCTTGTTTTTCACATTCAATTGTTTTATTTAGATGATAATCTGAAGATATATATTCTTCAGAGTGCCAGTACAAACCATTATATTCAATAGCTAAGTTATGAGATGGGATGTATATATCTAATTCTTTACCGTTTAATATTAATCTATTATTTAATTCTGTATCTATATTTAATGATTTTAAATAATTATTAACAGAATCTTGACTTAAATTGTATTTTAAAGCACATTTAGGACATTTATTTTTTTTACTTAAATGGTTATTAGGTGTTTGTTCAAATTCACCATGTTCTGTACAAATAATTTTAACTTTTTCTGTTGCTGAAACATAATCAACTAGCGAATAATCATAATTATCTTTATGTGTTTTTTTTGAATCTTTAATAAATTTTAATTTATCATTAATTAATTTATTTTCTTTATGACATTTAATACAACCAACACCTCTTAAGTGAACATCTGGTCTTTGAGTAAAAACACCATGTTTAGGGCAAATAATATCAACAACAACACTATGTTTTTGATATTTAACCATTGAATAATCATAATAATTGTCAAATTTAATATTTGCGTTAGAAATGAATACATCACCTAAATTTAAATTATCTATTTTATATTTAAAATAACATTTTTTACAACCTTCACCTTTTAAATGAACACTTGGTCTTTGTTCAAACTCACCATGAATTGGACATATTATTTTAATATTGGTTTGTAAATTAACATACTCAACCAACGAATAATCATATTTATCACCATGTTTAGCCATAAACGAATTAATTACATCTTCTTTAGGTAATTTATATGATGAATATTTTTCTATCTTAGAACATGACGGACAACCTTGACCATTACTATGGTCTCTAGCTATCTTTTCAAAAACACCATGTTCTGGACATATAATCTTAACTTTATTACCAACACCATCATACTCAACCAATGAATAATCATATTTGTTATTATGTTTCAATGAACATTGAGTTATGAATTCTGCTGTTGTTTTTTTTGCCATTTTAAAATTTTATTATAATTTATCAAATATACTACTATTAATCAACATTTCCAAATATTTATATATAAAATTAATTATGGGGGTTAGTAATGAAGAAAAGGAAAAGTTGTTTAAGCAATTTAGACATTCTGTTGGGGCACCAATAAGACAAATTGAAGTGTTGGACGAAATGTTATGTACTCTGTTAGAGATATGTATAGAGGATTATGCCATGTATATACAGGAATGGTTAATCGAGCATCAGTGGCAATCTTTGTTAGGTCAAAGTATTGATACATTGGATATGGCGTTTGCGTTGAGTGTAAGAAGTTTCGACTTTATGACTCAATATACATATGCATATTCAAAACAAGTTGGATTACAAACCAATGGTCCATGGGAACTTAAAAAAGACTATGTTGAATTAGAAGCTGGTAGACAAGTTTATCAAATTCCAGCTGGCCGTGAGATAAATGAAGTATTATGGATAACACCTCCAGCGACTAGTCAAGCTTTGTTGGCTAACTATGGTGGTATTGATTATGGATTCGGTGGTGGATTCGCACAAACTGGTGGTGGTACTGGTACTGGTGGACCTGGTAATGGTCGCTCTGGGTATTATATTGCACCAGCATTTGATATTTTATTGACAGCTGCTGATATGAATCTTAAGAATCGTATTGTTAGAAGTGAATTGGTTTATAAGGTAACTGCTGGACCAAACGGAACAAAGTTATTACATTTATTAAGCACACCAGGTTCCAAATTATCATTTGGTCAAGGTATGGGTGGTGTCGGTAGTTCTATCAACATGACTGGATGTCAAGTATGGTATTTCTATTATGACACAACACATGGTGATGCAGATGCTTGTAAAGCTGATAATCCAGAT